ATGAGGGCGTGGATGAGGCGGTGGCTTGGAGGGGGCGGGAGACCCGGACACGGAGGTCCGGGCTCACGGGAGGGCGCGGCGCGGGCTGAGGCGGCGACGGCGGCGGTGAGGCTGGATGAGCTGCTGGAGCTGAGGCGGCGGGTGAGGGAGGGTGAGGGGCTGGCGCGGTGGATCCTGGCGGAACTGGGGCGGGGCCGGGACAGGGCGACGCTGGCGGAGGTGAGGCGCAGGTGCGGGGCGTATCTGGAGGACGGCGGCGGGAGCGCGTGTGAACACGCGCCACAGGACGGAGGTGAGGGATGATCGAGTATCTGACGGTGGAGCAGGCGGCGGAGAGGATGCAGGTGAGCTGCAAGACGATGTACGGGCTGTTCCGCGCGTGGCGGGCGAGCGCCGGGCGTGACGGGGTGCGCCATGCGTATGTGGGCAGGAAGTATGTCTGCACGCCGGATGACCTGCAGGAGTATTACAGGCGGAAGAGCAAGGCGGTGAAAGTATGACGATCACGAAGATGTGGAATCACGGCCGGAGATTTGAACGGGTGGCGCGGAAGGAGGACGGGGCGGATCCGTGCCGGGAGTGCGCGGCGTGGAACAACCGCGCGCTGTGTGAGTATCTGGACGATTGCGTGGATGATGAGGGGGACCCGGTGTGGGTGTGGAAGGAGATCAAGGGGTGAGCGGGGCGCTGCCGATGACGACGCTGGATACGATCGCGAGCCAGCAGGAATTGCCGCTGGAGGGGTGCTGGGCGGCGGAGGTGGCGGAGATCGTGGGATCGAGCCGGGAGCACGGGAAGCGGTTTACGGGGCAGAGGCTGGCGAAGGGCGACCCGGAGAAGTATATGCGGATCGTGAAGCTGCGGACGTGCGGGATGACGGTGCGGGAGGTGGCGGCGATCGAGAAGGTGAGCCCGCAGACGGTGACGGCGATCATGCGGGTGGAGGCGGCGAGCCGGACGGCGGATGAGTACCGGGGGGAGATGGCGGCGGATCTGGCGGTGGCGGCGAAGATGTCGGTGGAGGCGCTGCTGGAGCTGCTGGCGGATGAGGAGCGGCGGGCGGCGCTGAGCGGGCGGGATCTGGCGTTTATGCTGGAGAAGCTGACGGAGAAGAGGGAGCTGCTGACGGGCGGTGCGACGCACCGGAATGAGCCGGTGAAGAGTGAGCAGGAGAGGCTTGAGGAGGCGCGCCGGCATGTGAGCCAGGCGCGGGAGCTGCTGGACGGCGGCGTGATCGTGGATGTGGAGTGAAGGGGTCGCGGATATGAATCTGATGGTGCCGGATGTGATATGGGAGCCGCTGGAGCGGCTGAGCGACAGGGATTTCAGGCGGGTGATGCTGGCGATGAGGGCGGTGAATGAGGGGGAGGAGCCGGAGGCGCTGGAGGGGGAGGCGGCGATCATCTGGATGTTTGCGCGGCGGTATGTGGAGGATAACCGGAAGGCGTACCGGGCTATGTGCGCGCAGAATGCGCGGAATGCGCGGAAGCGCTGGAAGATGCGGCCGCATGCGACCGCATGCGACCGCACGGGGGGCGAAACCGACGAAGATGATGCCGGATGCGAGCGGGATGATGGATGCGACCGGATGCGACCGGATGCGACCGGATGCGACCGCACAGACGGCGCGAACAGCGAAGGTGATGAAACGCGGGAAAGCGCGGCGGGGCGCGGTGAAACGGGACTTGAGGCGGATGGATGCGACCGGATGCGACCGCATGAGGGGGATAAAAAAGTGTGTCCGGCGGTGGCGGCGGATGCGACCGCATGCGACCGGATGCGACCGCACCCTAATAATAATAATAATAATAATAATAATAATAATAATAATAATAATAGCAGAGCCTTTGGCTCTGGCGCGGGCGCGCGCCCGCGCGCGAAGGATGGACCTGTCTCTTGGGATCCGGCGGCGGGGTTTAAGTTCGGGGCGGCGGACATGGAGGCGTGGCGGCGGGCGGCGCCGGGGCTGGACGTGCAGGGGGAGCTGGACCGGATGCATGCGTGGCTGCTGGCGAACCCGAAAAACCGCAAAAAAAATGTTGCGCGGTTTGTGGTGAACTGGCTGGTGAGGGAGCAGGGGCGGCGGGGGAACCCCGGACACGGAGGTCCGGGGCCACGAGAGGGAGCGGGGCCACGGGAGGAGGCGGCTGGCGAGGGCGGCGGCGGGGTATTTAACGCGCGGATGGAGCTTGGAATTTGATCCCCGGACACGGAGGTCCGGGGGGACGAGAGGGAACTGAAACACGGGAAAAAGAAAGGATGGGGTTATGGCGAAGGGTGAGAAAACGGGCGTTGAATGGGCGAAGGCCGAGAGGAGCCTGCTGCTGTACCTGGAGACCTGCGCGGTGGATTATGACGGGAGGGTGTGCGGCGCGAGGATGAACCGGGAGGATTTTGAGATCGCCGAGCGGTGGGACAGGTTCGGGTATGTCCGCTTCGGGCGGATCGAGGGTGGGCTCGCCGTCGTCAGCCAGAGCACCCACTGGTGCGAGCTGGGCGAGGAGGCGTGGCGGGACGCCCACGCGCTGCGGCGCGAACGGGCGGGGCGCGGGCTGGCGCGGCGGAATTACCGGCGGGTGGGGGAGGTAGTGAAGTGAGGGAGCTGTCTATCCTGGTCAACACTGAGATGGTGCTGGCGATTCTGGAGGGGCGCAAGAAGATGACGCGGCGGGTGGTGAGGCCGCAGCCGGATTTGAGCGCGATGCGCTGGAACGGCGAGCGGTGGGAGAGGTGTTATGGCTATCCGGCGGGGCATGACGGCATGGAGCATGAGTGCCCGTATCAGCCGGGGGACCGGCTGTGGGTGCGGGAGACGTTTGGGTATGCTCATGCCGACGGAGAGGGCGGGAACCCTGTTGACTGGGTTATCTACAAGGCGGACGGCGATTGTGACGAACGCTGTGGACGCTGGCGGCCGTCGATCCACATGCCGCGCTGGGCAAGCAGGATAACGCTGGAGGTGGAGTGGGTGAGGGTGGAGCGGCTGCGGGAGATCACGGAGGAGGATGCGAGGGCGGAGGGGGTGGGGGATACGGCGCGTGAACGCGCCGCACAGGACCGCGCGGGCGGGAAAGATACGGCGTTCTCGTACCGGGCGGCGTTCGCGCGTCTGTGGGACGGGATCTATGCGGGGCGCGGCTTCGGGTGGGACGCGGACCCGTGGGTGTGGGTGATCGGGTTCAGGGTGGCGGAGGTGAGGCGGTGAGCGGGCGGGAGGATGTGAATGAGGCGGGGCGGGCGGTGATCGCGGCGTGCCTGATGCGGCCGGGGCAGGTGCTGCCGATGGCGGTGGACGCGGGGGTGGATGAGGGGTGGTTTGAGGAGGCGGAGTGCCGGGCGGCGTGGCGGGGGCTGCGGGGGATGTTTGACGCGCGGCAGCTTGAGGGGATCGACGCGCTGACGCTGAGGGACAGGCTGGGGGGGGGCGCGCCGCCGCTGGCGTGGTTTGAGAGGATCGTGGATGAGACGCCGACGGCGGCGCACGCGGAGCATTACCTGGCGATCCTGCGGGAGCGGGTGACGCTGGGGAGGTGCCGGGGGCTGGCGCGGGAGTTTGTGCGGTCGCTGGAGACGGTGGGGGCGCAGAATGCGCTGGCGGCGTTTGCCTCGAAGCTGGCGGCGGCGGCGGACACGGGGCGGGCGGATGATGACGCGGGGGCGGCGCTGGAGGGGGTGGTGGCGGGGTGGCGGGAGGCGCACCGGATACGGATCGTGGAGGGGCGGATGGATTATTGCCCGGGGGTGCCTGCGGCGTGGCCGGACCTGACGGCGATGTACAATGGGCTGCAGCCGGGGCTGCATGTGGTGGCGGCGCGGCCGAGCACGGGGAAGACGGCGCTGATGGTGAATCTGGTGCGGTTCTGGTGTGAGTCGGGGCTGAAGGTGGGGTTTAATTCGCTGGATATGCAGCCGGGGCAGTTGTTTAAGCGGTTTGTGGCGGAGCTGGCGCGGGTGAGCTTGCCGAAGGCGGAGTTCGGGACGACGAGCAGGAGGGACCTGGAGCGGCTGGAGGGGGCGGCGGCGGCGGTGAGGGGGTGGCCGCTGCGGGTGTGCGTGAGGCGGGACCTGGACGCGCTGCGGGCGTGGGCGGTGACGCGGCGGATGAAGGGGGAGCTGGATGTGCTGGTGGTGGATTTTTTGCAGCTCATGCAGTTCGAGGGGTGCTGGCGGATGGGGGTGGATGACCGGGTGGGGCGGATCAGCGGGACGCTGAAGGCGATCGGGAATGACCTGGGTATCCCGGTGGTGGCGCTGTCGCAGCTTAACCGGCAGTGCGAGGAGGACGGGGGGCGGGAGCCGCAGTTGAGTGACCTGCGGGGGAGCGGGAGCATTGAGCAGGATGCGTTCACGGTGCTTTTCCTGCATGCGGACAGGCCGCTGATGGAGCTGTGGCGGCAGGTGCCGCCGGTGCAGTTCGCGCCGGGGGGGCTGACGGAGAGCGCGAGGCAGTATCTGGCGAGCAGCTTGAGGCCGGTGTGGCTGATGCTGAAGAAGAATCAGAACGGGCGGACGGGGAATCTGCCGTTTGTGTTTTTTCCGAGCTATTTTCTGTTTATGCTGGGTGATGCCGCGGCGCAGCCGTGGTATGACGAGGAGGATAAAAGGCGGAGGCCGAAGCCGAATTTCGCGCCGCTGTTTGCGAAGGTGGCGCGGGACTGGCGCGGGGACGCGCTGGAGGATGAGCTGGAGAAGAACGGGGCGCTGGTGGCGGAGGCGGAGGCGGAGGTGCGGGGTCACGAGAAGGAGGGTGAGGCATGAACACAGGCACATACGATATCGATGATCGCGGCAATGTTGTTGACTGCTACCGGCTGAACGCAGACGGAACGTGGGAGATTGTCGCCCGGCTCGACCGGGAAGCCGGTCCGCCGCCGTGCAACCAGCTCGCATGGGATAACGAGACCGGCGACGCAGGCATTGAGGATTGGCTTCGCGCCAACGGATACGCCGACGAGCTGAATGAGGCGATGAGGAATCAGCATGAACTCGAAGCGGAGGGGGAGGATTGAAATGCACACACAGGCGAATGACGATTACGTGCCGTTCGGCGACGAGTGGCGGCGGGAGATGATGCGGTGGCGCAAGGCGGATCTCGTTGAGTTCCTGCGCAGGCAGTTGATCGTGCTCAATGATCTGCAACAGGAGCAGCGCGGCGCGTCGTGGCTGGCGGAGCTGGAGTGGGTGATCGCGGGGCCGGAGACGGGGCCGGGGGCGCGGGAGTGCCGGGCGGAGTGGGTCGAGGCGCTGGCGGCGGAGTGCGCGTCGTCGGGGGTGCCGTTTTTCGACAAGCGGCGGACGGGGTGGATCCGGCGGGAGTGCCCGGCGGTGAGATGAGGGCGGAGGCCCCGGACACGGAGGTCCGGGGCCACGAGAGAGGGAGGCGTGTGAACACGCGCCACAGGACCCGGGAGGTGCGGAGATGGAGAGGCGGGAAGAGGACAGGGCGTGTCATGTGAGCGCGATGCTGTGGAGCCACGGGTTTTATCTGGGCTTTGAGTGCCACGGTGAGGACAGGTGCCCGGCGGCGCAGTGCGTAGCGAGCCCGGGCAGGTGCCTGTGGCGGGCGGGGTTCGAGTGCCATGAGCGGGGGACGCGGAAGGCGGCGATGGAGAGGCTGCGCGACCGGCTGCAGGCGGAGATCGAAACGCTGGAGAGGGAGGGGGTGCGGTGAAGTGGAGCTTTAACGGGTTCCGGGAGTGGCCTGCGGGCGAGGGGCAGTTGGGGCTGCTGGAGGGGTTTGATGTGTTTGCCGCTTCGGATGTGGCGGCGCTGGGGCGGGAGTTCTGTGAGCAGTGCGTGTGCTGGCGGGTGTTCGGGACGTGTGTGACGGTGCAGGTGGAGGACTGGGAGGAGGACGCGCTGACGAAGCAGGGCGGCGGATATGAGGGTGTGAATTTTTGCACGGTGTACCGGAACTGCTGCCCGGTCCTGTTTTTTGATTTTATCGGTGTGAAGCTGCCGGTGCTGGAGACCGGCGGCGATGAGTGAGCCCCGCACACGGAGGTGCGGGGGCACGAGAGGGCGCGCGGGGTGCCCGGCCGCGCGCCGTGGAACTGTGAGGGCGTGGAGGAAGGATGATGATGAGAGAAATGGGTGGTGGGCCGCTGGCGGATGCTCCGGCGCGCGTGACGCAGGTGGACAAGCAGACAATCAGGATGCATGAGGAGCTGAATGCGCTGGCGGACGCGCTGGATACGCTGGAGAACCGGCTGGTGAAGGTTCTGCGGTGTGATGGTGACAAGCCGGGAAAGGATAATGAGGTGGAGGCGGCTGAGCGGCTTGCGCCGCTGGCGGGCGTGATGTGGCAGTTTAACATGCGGATCAATGGGTTGGTGCGGCGGGTGAATGATCTGACGGAGCAGCTGGAGGTGTGAGGGGAGCCCCGCACACGGAGGTGCGGGGCCACGAGAGGGATGGGAGCCACCGGACGCGGAGGTCCGGGGGCACGAGAAAGGAGACGGTGATGAGGAAGTTTTTTGAGCGGGAGACGAAGGAGCAGGCGCGGGAGCGGGCGGTGAGGGCGGTGTACCCGGGGGGGAGGCCGTGGGATCCGTTTGTGGATGACGCCCGGGCGCGGATCATGGGCCAGCGGGAGGACGCGGGGGAGTGGCTGGCGCTCTTTGATGATACGCTGCGGCGGATGGCGACGGGGGTGTTTATGTCGATGGCGGAGGGGAGGCTGACAGCGGATGATCTGCGGGAGCTGAACGGCCGGGCGGCGGCGCTGGTGGAGGCGGCTGAGCGGCTGCGGGAGCGGCTGGGGGTGCTCACGGCGTGCCGTGAGTGAACCAACCCCGGACGCGGAGGTCCGGGGCCACGAGAGGGAGGGGGGAGATGGGTGTGACGCTTGACGCGTGGTATTGTCTGCCGACGCGGGCGCAGGTGGAGCGCCGGGCGGCGCGGGACGGGACGGGGGAGGCGGAGGCGGCGGCGGCGCTGCTGGCGGAGCGGGAGGCGCTGATCGGGCGGAGCCGGGCGGACCCGTACCGCTATGCGGTGGAGCCGGGGATCTGGCTGGTGTGCGATGCGCTGCTGGACCTGCCGGGATGCGGCGATGTGACGCGGGCGTACCTGTGGCGGCGGTGCGCGGGTGCGCCGTGGATGGCGGGGGTGGATGAGGCGGGGGTGTGGCGGGCGTTTAAGCGGGAGATGAGGCGGGTGCTCGGGTTTGAGCGGCCGGTGAAGCATCTGCTGATCTCGGGGACGAACCGGAGCGGGAAGAGTAATTATTGCGTGAGCCGTGCGGTGCGGGTGGCGTGGGAGTATGACTGGCGGGCGGCGGGGGAGCGGGATGTGCGGGTGTATTTCATGCATGAGAACTATAAGCGGGTGGTGGAGGACCTGATGGCGCTGATCTGGCATTATCTGCCTGCGGAGGCGCGGGAGGCGGGGGCGCTGGCGGGGGAGGATGCGTATCTGAGCTATCGGCCGGCGACGGGGTTTTCTAACCAGATGCTGCTGACGCCGAATGAGGTGCGGTGCTTTTTTAGGAGCTATGAGCAGGACGCGGATAAGGCGCTGGAGGGGTTTACGGCGAAGTTTGCGGTGTGTGAGGAGAATGTGCCGTTGCAGTGGGCGGAGCGGATTTTTACGCGCCTATCGGACAAGCGGGGGTGGTATGTGCAGCCGTTCACGCCGATCCACGGGTGGACGCCGTGCGTGGGTGTGTTTACGGAGGGGATGGAGGTGGTGCGGTGGATCCCGGCGTACGCGCTGCCGGAGGACGGGGGGCCGGTGGAGATGGCGGCGGCGCTGGGGCTGACGGAGGGGGAGCTGGAGCATGTGCGCTCTTGCGCGGAGGCGGACCCGCCGAGGCAGGCGTGCTGCCCGAGGTCGAGGCCGGAGGACTGCGTGGCGTGGGTGCTGGGGGCGGGGGAGCCGCGACGGGGCGGGGATCTCGAGGGGCGGCGGTTTGAGATGATGCCGCGTGTGGCGCGGTGCGCGGATGACCGGAAGGCGGTGGTGTGGTTCAGCCCGATGGACAATCCTTACAGCAATGCGGCGGATGTGATCCGGAATAACCTGGCGGGGGGGCGGGAGGCGGTGCTGCGCCGGGTGTACGGGGTGGCGACGAAGAGCTGGAGCGCGCGGTTTGCGCGGTTTGACCGGACGGTGCATGTGGTGCGGCGGGAGGATGTGCCGGCGGCGGGGCTGAATGGGTTTGTGGCCGACCCGGCCGGGACGAGAAATTGGGCGATGGCGTGGTGGCGGGTGTGCGGGGACGCGGTGTATTTCTACCGGGAGTTTCCGAGCCAGCGGCATCCGGTGCCGGGGGCGGGTGTGCTGGGGGCGTGGGCGGTGCCGGATGACCGGAAGGGGGGGCAGAATGACGGGAGGCGGGGGCCGGGGCAGGATCCGCTGGGGTGGAGCTATCTGAGATATAAGGCGGAGATCGCGCGGCTGGAGGGGTGGGCGGATTATGAGGCGTGGCTGGAGGTGGCGCGGCTTGACCCGGCGGCGTACGCGGGGGCGGAGGGGCTGGTGCCCTCGGATGATGAGGTGGCGGCGTGGGATGAGGATAACGGGTGCCCGGAGGCGCCGGACCGGATCGGGGATGTGAGGGCGCTCTCGACGCCGAGGCAGGAGCGGGACCGGTTTGAGACGATGCAGACGATGCTGGACGATGTGGGGCTGCGGCTGGATTTTACGGACGGGGTGGACATCGAGGAGGGGGTGAGTGAGATCAATCACTTGCTGGATTTTGAGCGGTCGGCGGACGGGGAGGGGTTCAGGCGGCGGCCGAGGCTGTTTTTTTCTGAGGACTGTGTGAATCTGATTGAGGCGATGGAGAATTGGAAGGGGTGCGACGGGATGAAGGGGGCGTGGAAGGATTTTGTGGACCTGGTGCGGTATGCGGTGCTGCGGACGCGGCGGCCGGAGTTCCGGCTGCGGGAGCGGCGGGCGGTGGATGTGATGGCGCGGCGGGCGGCGGAGCCGGGCGTGGGGCGCCTCCCCGGACACGGAGGTCCGGGGCCGCGAGAGGGCGGGAGGGCGAGGATGAGGAGGCGGTTCAGGTGAGAGCGCCCCGCACACGGAGGTGCGGGGGCACGAGAGGGAACGGGAACCCCTGCACACGGAGGTGCGGGGGAACGAGAGGGAAAAGGGAAAGGAGCGAGGGATGAGACTGAGGGAGCTGATTGAGTGGCTGGAGCGGCAGGATGCGGAGAGGACGGTGATGAATGGCTTTGGCGAGCCGCACAGTGACCGGGGGGATTATAGCCTGCTGGCGTTTGAGCCGGTGAAGGTGACGACGTTCGGGGAGATGCTGGCGCATGCGGCGGCGGCGGAGGGGCGGACGTTTACGGGGTGGAAGGGCGGCGAGTATGTGATGAACGGGGATACGCGCTGCCGGATCGGGAAGTGGGGGGAATGCGGCGAGGATATTACGCGGGCGCATCTGGAGCTGTGGCTGACGGGCGCGGCGCTGACGGATGTGCTGAAGGAGCGCGCCAGGCAGGATGCGAAGTGGGGGGGGCAGAACCATGATCCGCAGACCTGGGTCTCGATCTTGGCGGAGGAGGTGGGGGAGATGGCGAAGGAGGCGAATGACCTGAGAAGGGCTCCCGCGGGGGAGCGCGGGGGGATAAGCGCGAGGCTGTACACGGAGGCGGTGCAGACGGCGGCGGTGGCGCTGGCGATCGTGGAGTGCCTGGCGCGCGGAACCTGTCAAGGAAAAAAGTGAAAAATTTTTTGTGGAAGTTGGCGGGCGGTGCGCGGCGGCGGGTGCCGTGGCGCGGAGTCTGGCGGCGGCGCGGGGGAGGGATGCCGGGGATTCTCGCGCGTGTGTGTTATGATGCCGGTGTTTGGAGGATGAGTGATGGAAGCGAGTGACACTGTTGAGAAGGTTGACGGGGCGGAGGCTGACGTCGTGACTGATGCGGCGGCGCAGGGCGCGGGGGCGCCTGCGGGCGGCGGCGAGACGGTGGACGTGCAGGGTGCGCCGGAGACGGAGCCGGATCCTGAGGCGGGGGCGCGGCCTGAGCTTGAGGCGAAGGTGGCGGGCCTGGAGAAGGAGCTGGAGGAGCTGCGGGGCAAGTTCGCGGCGGATGATGTGATGCGCGCGGCGCGGCGTTCGGGGATCTTCCCGGAGCTGATGGGCGCGGATGAGATCAAGCTGGTGGACAAGGCGGAGACGCTGGCGGAGCAGGTGGAGCGGCTGGAGGCGATGGTGGATGATTACCCGGATGGGTATGAGGACGCTTCCGGGAAGCTGGTGACGCCGCAGGAGATGAAGAAGTGGCTGCGGTCGGCGCGGAAGGATCTGCGTAAGATCGAGCCGCAGGCGCTGAGGCTGCGCGAGGAGAAGGGGAAGGAGCTGCGGGAGCTGCTGGACCTGGGCCGGAAGGCGAGGAAGGCCGGATGGACGGGGGAGGCGCCGAAGCAGGTGAAGGTGACGCCGAAGGCGGGGGCGCCGAAGCCGGTTGTGACGCAGCCGGGGGCGCCGCGACGGCCTTCGACGGCGGCGCCGAAGGAGGGCGTGGGGTCGTTCGCGGAGGTGAAGAGCGCGGGTGACTTTGTGCGCCTGATGGCGGCGAAGTACAAGGATAAGAGCGGCGGCGCGTGAGGATGCCGCCGGAGGTGGCTTATGGCTGGACTTTTTGAGTATGACTTGGACCAGACGGATCTGGCGGCCCATGATGTGGGCGATGCGCTGATCCGCGTGGTGGATGTGAGCACGCCGTTTACGCGGATGGTGCGCAAGGGGAAGCCGCTGAAGACGGTGGAGGCTTCCTGGGGCGCGTATTTCCCGTCTGAGACGGGGGACGTGGGACGCCGGGAGGGACAGGACAAGACGAGCTTCGGCGCGAACAAGCCGGTGACGCTGCGGAGCGTGGCGCAGCCGTGCCGTTCGACGGGCTGGATGGTGACGGATATCGCGCAGCACGTTGAGACGGGCTACGCGAAGAGCGCGGCTCAGCATATCGCGCAGCAGAAGGCGAGCGACGGCGAGGGCTATCTGCTGAAGCGGGAGAAGGTGATGCTGAGCGCGCAGCACGCGGTGTACGCGGGGGACGCGGCGGACGGGATCAGCCGGACGACGGGTGTGTTCGGGTGGTTGAATCCGACGCAGCCGGATGATATGTGGGCGGTGCCGCAGGCGTGCCGCCTGGGCGCGGCGCAGTGGATGACGCAGGTGCCGACGCTGAAGGAGTTCCGGGACGCGATGCTGGCGGCGGGCGAGCGGGCGGCGAAGATCGGGAAGTGGACGGGTCTGGTGGGGCCGAAGCTGGCTTCGGCGATGAATGACTGGGTGCTGGACGGGACGACGGTGAGCGATGTGCTGAAGAGCATCGTGGATGAGCAGTTGAAGGCTTCGGTCTCGACGTTCCAGTTCGCGGAGGGCCTCGTGGACTTTATCATCCACTTCCGCCTGCTGGCGAACCAGAACGGGGAGAGCACGGCGCGCTCGGCGTATTCGGGGGCGTTCCTGCAGCCGGACCTGTGGCGCGTGCGGCACATGGAGCCGATCACGGACAAGGACGGCACGGACGAGGGCGGCGGCCCGCGCGGCTGGTGGCAGGATATTTTTATGCTGCAGTGTTTGAACCCGCTGGGGCAGTTCGCGGTGTACGCGGAGGCTCCGGCTAATCCGTAACCCGACGGGGCGGCGCTGAAGGGCTGCCGGAGGCGCCGCCCCTTTTACCCCGGACGCGGAGGTCCGGGGCCACGAGAGGGAAGCCCGGACACGGAGGTCCGGGGCCACGAGAGGGAAGGAAGGAGGAAGGGATGACGAGGAAGGTGTTGGTGATGCTGGCGGCGGCGCTGGCGGGGCTGGCCGCGGAGGCGGGCGAGCTGCGGCTGCGGCCGCTGCCGTGGCAGGAGCAGGCGTATTACGGCGCGACGCATGCGGCGGTCTTGGATGGGGCGGCGCTGACGAACGGGACGACGAACGCGGCGCAGACGGTGGCGCTGCAGATCGGGGGGCCGTGCGTGTGGCGCTTCGCGGGGGCGGTGCTGGACGAGCCGTTTGACGCTTCGGGCGTGACGAACGCGGTGGGGTTCACCGTGGGGATAACGGGGACGCCGTTTACGAATGCGGCGGTGTGCGCGGATGCTTTTCCGGCGCAGCGGGCGTGGGCGCCGGGGACGGCGTGGACGGGGGTGACGAACGGGGCCGTGAGCGCGGTCTCGGTCTCGGTCTCGGCGCCGGGCGCGGGGGTGCGGCTGAGGGATGTGGACAAGGGGCGGCTGAGGCTGTTTTTCCGTGTGTTGAGATAGGATGATGCGGCGTGGCCCCGTCGCGCCGTGCGGCGCGGCGGGGCTTTTTGCTTTTCGGGGGCGGCGATGGAAGGTCTGGACGGGATTGCTGAGGTGCGGCGGGACGCGCCGGAGCGGCTGGGGGAGGATGAGCGGGCGGCGCTGGCAGAGCTGGTGCTGGAGCTTGACCGGCACGCGGGGGCGTGGCGGCGTGACCGGGATGACGCGGCGGCGGCGCGGCTGCAGTTGTGGGCGGGCCAGACGCCGGACGGGAAGCAGCGGGCGGCGGCGATCGGGGCGGAGCCGTTTCCGTTCGAGGGGTCGAGCGACCAGCGGATTTTATGGGCGGACGCGCTGGTGCGGGAGCGGGTGCAGCTTTTGTGCGTGGCGGCGGGCCGGGCGGGGCTGACGGTGGCGCCGGACGGGACGCGGGGGGCGGATGAGGCGTGGGGGGCGACGCAGGTGATGAGGCGGCTGCTTGACACGCGGGAGTGGCGGCGGGAGGTGGAGAAGGCGGCGACGTATATCAGCGCGGACACGCCTGCGGTGTGCCTGCTGACGGCGCGGTTTGAGCGGCGGCGGGAGACGGAGCTGCGGCGGCTGGACGCGGCGGGGCTGGCGGAGCTGTACGCGGGGCTGTCTGCGGCGGGGGGGATGGACGCGGATGAGGCGGCGCGGGAGGCGGCGGCGTTCGCGGCGGCGCTGGCGGATGACGCGACGGGTGAGGATGAGCTGGCGGAGGCGGTGCTGGCGCGGTTTGACGTGGGGGCGGCGCGGGCGCGGCGGGCGGTGCGGCAGATCCGGCGGGAGGGGCTGGCGGAGTTTCCGGTGCCGGGGCCGGTGACGGAGGGGCTGCGGTTCCGGGCGCTGAGGTTTTTGGATGATTTTCTGATCCCGGACAATACGCGGGATTTTGACTCGTGCCCGGTGTGGGCGGAGTGGGAGTGGTTTGACCGGGCGGGGCTGCTGGCGCGGGCGGCTGAGGAGGGCTGGGAGCGGGCTTTCGCGGAGGCGGTGCTGGAGCGGGACGGCGAGGGGATTTTGCTGCATGAGGGGCTGCGGGGCGGCGGGGCGGCGGCGCCGGAGCGGCGGGGGATGTACCAGGTGGTGACGGTGCATTACGCGGCGGTGGATGAGGACGGGGTGCCGGGGCGGTACCGCTGCGCGCTGCATGCGGGGGTGCCGGACCTGACGGCGTACGGGCGGCGGCTGGAGGATGACCGGGCGGCGGTGCTGGTGACGGGGGAGACGTGTGACCAGTGGGCGCTGAATGCGCGGGGTATCCCGACGGTGGTGGGGCCGCTGACGGGGGTGGTGAAGAGCAGCCGGGATGACATGTGCGACGCGGGGCGGCTGATGGCGCTGCCGCCGGTGACGGGGGACGGGTACGGGACGGGGCGGGAGCAGGATATTGACCTGTCGCCGCTGTCTTACATCCCGCTGAAGCGGGGGGGCGAGCTGCGGTTCATGGGGGGCATCCAGTACCCGGCGCACCTGCTGCAGGCGCTGAAGGACATCCGGGCGGATGTGGATGAGTATTACGCGCGGCCTGACGGGGGGCGGCCGAAGGAGCTTTCGGACACGGCGCGGGAGTTTGAGGTGGGCCGGTGGCTGGACGCGCTGAAGGGGCTGGTGGTCGAGGCGTGGCGGATGGTGGCGCGGCTGGGGAGCGAGGAGCTGCTGGCGGGCGCGGGGGGGCGCGCGGCGGCGGAGGGGGCGCACCGGGTGACGATGGTGTTTGACCCGACGACGCTGGACGAGGACCGGAGCATCAAGAAGCTGAACGCGCTGGCGCAGGTGAAGGCGGCGGATGCGGAGAATGAGGTGGACGCGGGGCCGCTGATGCGGGCGACGGTGCGGGCGCTGTTTCCGCATTACGCGGATGAGGCGCTGCGGCGGAGCGATGAGGGGGGCGCGGCGGAGGATGAGGCGGAGCTGCGGAATTACCTGAGCATCCGGGCGGGGGTGATGCCGCGGATGAATACGGGGGGGACGTGGAATTACAGGCGGCGGCTGGAGTGGTATGAGCGGGCGCTGGCGGCGAATCCGGCGATGCTGGAGGATATGGCGCCGGGGGCGCGGGAGATGCTGGACGGGTGGCTGGCGGCGCTGCAGCAGCAGGCGCGGCAGTTCGGGGAGAATGCGGGGATCGGGCGGACGGGAGACGCGCGTGTGGACCCCGGACACGGAGGTCCTGGGGCACGAGAGGGAGGGATGTGAGGATGGCACTGGATGAGAGGGAGATGGCGCGGAGCGCGGAGCTGGCGAAGCTGCCGGGCGGGGGTATCTGCCGCAGGCGGGTGAGCCGCAGGGCGTATCTGCGGGCGCTGCGGGATGAGGGGCCGCATGTGGCGGAGGCGGAGGGTGAGGCGTGGTGGCGGGAGCAGGAGCGGCGGCACCCTTTTATCATGGCGGAGGGGTTCAGGCCGGACGGGACGGACTCGCCGAACGGGCACCGGAGCCGGTGGGGCAAGGCGAGCTACCGGTTTGTGCCGGGGAAGGGAAGGTTTGTGTGGCGTGACGGGGGCTGGAGGCCCGCACACGGGGAGCCCGCACACGGAGGTGCGGGCGTACGAGAGGGAGGGCTGCCCGCACACGGAGGTGCGGGCGTACGAGAGGGGGGCGGGGCGTGAGCTTGAATGTGCGGTACAGGGCGGTGACGCTGAGGAGTGTGCTGGACAGGATCTTCAGGAGCCGGGGGTTTGACCCGGAGAGCGTGGCGATGACGCCGAGGGAGTGCCTGGTGTATTGCGACCTGGTGAACCGGTGGCTGCGGCGGGCGTGGGACGCGGCGCACTGGCCGCAGCTGAGGATCTGCCAGAAGCGGTATTTCCGGGCGCGGTGGAGCGCGGCGGTGGCGTATCCGCCGGGGAGCGAGGTGTGGCACGGGGGGCGGTACTGGGCGTGCGCGGAGGGGGCGGCGGCGGGCGCGGAGCCGGGCGCTGACGGGGCGTGGGGGGAGATCACGGGGGCGTTCACGCGGTTTCTGACGCTGGCGACGCCGTGGGACGCGGTGGCGGTGGATGAGGCGGGGTATGACCTGGGGGCGTTTGCGTACGCGGATTATCCGGTGGGGAACCCGGGGGCGCGGGCGATCCCGTGCCAGCAGTTCGCGGATGCGATTGTGCTGCCGGATGACGCGGTGACGGCGGACGGGGGGGTGTGGTGTGTGTTTAAGCCGGAGTGCCCGAGGTTTACGATGGAGGCTTGGGACGCGGGGCGGCTGTATGCGGCGGGGGACGCGGTGTATGTGCCGGGGGACGGGAATGATTATCTGGCGCTGCGGCCGAATGACGGGGCTGACCCGCTGGCGGCGCTGGAGGACTGGGCGCGGCTGGGCTTCCCGGAGATGTTCAGTGACTATGTGGTGCTGGGGGCGGTGAGCGAGCTGCAGAGTGACGATGAGGGGAAGTATAAGACGCGGGCGATGGCGGAGGATGAGCTGGACCGGCTGGTGCATAAGAAGACGGCGCTGGCGGGGGCGGCGCCGAGGGCGAGGGTGAGGCGGAGGTAGCGCGTGTGAACACGCGCCACAGGACCTGGGAGGCGGATATGAGGATGGTGATGGTATTGGCGGCGATGGCGGCGTGGACGGCGGCGGGGCAGGTGTTCCCGCCGCCGCCGGCGGGGGGCGCGCAGGGCGGCGCGGGGGGTGAGGCGATGCCTCCGGCGCCGGGGCCGCTCTACGGGGCGGTGCGGGCGGCGGGGACGGTGCGCCGGGGTGACGCGGTGGTGTGGGGGGATGCGCAGGGGCGGACGATCACGGGGGCGGATATGGGGAACAGTGCTTGGGCGAGCACGGGGATGGTGGCGGCGGCGGTTTCGGCGGCGGCGGCGGGGATGGCAGCGCACACAAACCGCACCGACAATCCGCACGGCGTGACTGCCGCGCAGATCGGCGCGATCACAAACGAGTTAGACTTA